GCTTATACTAAAGTAGGTAAAGATGGTGTGGTATTAATGGAAGAGTCTCCAACTGAAGAAACTTATGTTGAAGTTGTAGATGGTGTACAAATAGATTCAGGACTCACGTCTCCACATTTTGTTACTGATAAGGACAAGCAGATAGCAGAGCTTGATAACCCGTTAGTATTAATAGTATCTTCAGAAATACCAAACATAAGAAAAATACAGGGAATACTAGAGTATGTTATAAAGAACAATAGATCTTTGTTAATAGTAGCACCAGTTGAACAGCAAGTTAAAGCGGCTCTTCTGATGAATAAAATGAAAGGTAATATTAAAGTTAACATTGTGAACTTACCTGGATTTGGCCCAACAAAAATAGATACTATAGAAGATTTAGCTTTCTTAGTTGGCGCTAAAGTTTTAAACGAAGAGTTTGGTGATGATCTTGATTTAATAGATACTGATTGTTTAGGTGAAGTTTATACTTCTATAACAGATGATAAAAATACCGTGCTAACAGTTGATGTTACACCAGATCAATTAAAGGAAAGAAAAAAAGGTATACAAAAAACTATTGACAAATTAGAGAAAGATCCATTTTTACAAAAGAAACACAGACAAAGACTAGCGATGCTATCAGGCTCTGTTGGTATTATTAAAGTAGGTGCTGACTCTAAAGTTGAGATGAAAGAAAAGAAAGATAGAATAGAAGATGCTATTTACGCTACAAAAGCGGCCCTGAAAGAAGGTATCGTGCCAGGTGGTGGAATTGCTCTTCTTAACGCTTCACAGGAAATCACCGCTGACGCGGTGGGTGAAGAGATACTACTTAAAGCTATAACAGCTCCTTTCCATACTATATTAGCTAACGCTGGTTTAGAGCAGATTGGACCAAGACCCACTAAAGGCTTAGGCGTAGATGTGGTAACAGGAGAAGATGTTGATATGATAGCTAAAGGAATAATAGATCCGGTTTTGGTTACAAAATCGGCGCTCAAAAATGCAGTGAGCGTAGTATCAACAATTATATCTGCAGATTGTGTAATTTCAAATATGAGAATGAATGAAAGCAATCAATAAGTATATAATAGTAAAAAATATAAAATTAGAACCTAAAAAGATCGCTGGTTTAATCATGACTGATAAAACCGATGTTGATAATAGGTATTTAAAAGCAGAAATAATATCGTGTGGTAATTTAGTCGAGGGACTAAAAGATGGTGACACGATATATTATGACAAACACGCTGGACACGACATATCATGGAAAGATACTCTTTATAGGGTAATTCAAGATAGAGATGTTGTTCTAGTGGATTAACCTAAACCTCAAACCAAAACCCTAGAACCTAAAAACAAAAATAAATTATTAATTAAAAAAAAGAAAAAATGACAAAATATTTGTATTTTGCTTCTGCAGCTCCTGATGGAACTGCTGCAGATGAAGAGGTGGCTTGCTTTCCTGCTAGTCAACTGTCTCACTTTGAAATGGCAACAGCTACACAGTTAAGAGTTTACTTTCACTCTAACCAAGAGCAAGACCTATCTAGTGTAGACAGTGCTCATGCTGTGCTTACTATTACTACTGGTAAACATAAAGAAGTTATAGAAGGAATAATAAATGCTATTACTACTCCTTATTCTAATAGCGCTTCAATGGTTGTAGTTGCTGATAGTGAAAATAGCGTATTTGCACATCAAGATATTACAGCTTGTGCTTCGATAGCAGTAGTTGACGCATCGTAATAAATGCGATTAACCGCGCAAGATTTGCGTGACATGAATATCCTTAAGTATTACAGGCTCACTAGAAAGTGGGTCTGTAAA